ACTGCTCATTTAACTGGCTTGATGCTTCACTGACCTGTGCACTGATTAATGTATTGAGATTATCTGCCGCTGTTTCACCCGGCAAGGTTGCTGCCTGCCGGGGTCTTCTCTTACTCTCCCATTGTGTCTGGCACATCTTCTGGGGTCACTTTTCTTTCTCTTGCAATCAATTTCAATGGCAAGAATGGGCAATGTCTGTATGTTTCGTACTTGTCGCCCTCTTTGCACATAAAGCAATTTGACTTTGTGCAGTTTTTGTTTGCGAACTCTGCCGCCGCTTCCTTGTTTATCATTTTATCACCCCTGCATTTTGATTTTTCGTGGGTCAACTGTGTATCTGGCGCCGTTGTATTCTACTGTTAAAAAGTCGCCGTATAGGTTTTGCAGTTTTCCAGTTATTTTCACTTTTGCACCTGCTGGGATTGGTTGTTTGTGCTGTGCAATAGCCGTTTTCCAGTCTTCGTCCGTTATCTCTACTTTTGCAATCCCGGTGCCTTGCGCTTCCGGGCGCTTATTTTGCACTGCTCTCATATAATCTGCCAGCGTATATTCCCCACTACTGATAAAATACCTGTTTGCCCCGTACCCTTGTACTTCTTCCAATGTCAGCACTCTTTCCCCTTTATACATAAAGTTGTATATATTAGCAATCCCGTTTTCCATCTGCCTATTGTTCATTACTTCAAGCCAGCCGTCTTCCTGCTTCGGCGTGTCGTTTCCAACTATCATGCGCCAGCAATTTTCAATCACTTTGTTTCTGGTTTCCAGATAATTTTCTGTTATCCTCTTCACTGACTCTATAATCATTCTTTCTGCCACGTTAATTCCTCCCCGGTGTCCCGCTGATATTTCTCTTTCACTGCTTCCACAACATAGTTGTTCTGTGATGAATAGCCCTGTTCTTTTGCAATCTCTTTTATACGGGCTTTCATACCCTTTGGCACTGCAAGTTCCATACGGTCATAATTGCTGTCACGGTATTTATTTTTTGCTGCCGTTGCTGCTGGTCCTCTGGGTATTGTCTTCTTTTCTGTTGTATCTGGCATTTTCTGCACCTCCTGTGATTTTTAATCAGTATATCACATTTTGTTTTCTTACGGAAGTATACATTTTATACAATCTTACGGAAGTATATTTGTGCATTGTGTCTATTGCTTTTATACTTCCGTAAGTATATAATAAGGACAGTTAAAGAAGTAAAACATTTACGGAGGGCAAACGATATGGCAAAAATTATTTATTTAGAAGACAGAATAAACGGGCTGCACTGCTACACCCCAGAAATGGGACAGCGCAAACCAGACGTAAAGCTGGAAGCCAGACTTTCACATTACGGCAACCATTACATTGTAGATACCCCGCTTGAACTCAAAGGCAGGGGCATTACAAAGCAGGAAGTCTGCTGGGTGGCTGGCTGCAAGCAACAAATTGAAAACTGGCTTTCCTATCGTGTCACTGAAAAGGCATTTGAAAAGCTGAAAGCGCAATATCCAATATCAATGGAATGTGCGCTTGATTAAACATTACACGGGCGGCGCTGCTGCCGCCCAGAAAGAAAAGGTGAAATAATATGGCAAAATCTTATAACAGACGCTTTAGAAAGAACGGGCTTTCATTCATGGTGCAGGACACACACCCGGCAGACCGCAAGACTGATACTGATAAATATTATCTGACAGTCAACCAGAATGGCATATATAAAATTGTGTACGATAATATCACATGGGAAATTCCAAAGTTTCCAACTATCCACGCTGCGCAGTTCTGGGCGCTGACCAGTTCTGATTTTATCGGCACCATGTAAAATGCTTTTATCTTACGGAAGTATACATATTATACAATTATACTTCCGTAAGTTTGTGCATTGTGTCTATTGCTTTTATACTTCCGTAAGTATATAATAAAGACAGTTAAAGAAATACAGAACACGGAGGGCAAAGCAATGACAGTAAAGCTTCAAGGAATATATAACAAGCAGGAAGCAAAGGCAGTAAAAGAATTAAAGACCGGGGACGTTATCATGTGGAACTACGGATATACAAGCACCGTGGTTGACCTTATCCCAAGCAAGACCGGAAAGACAATCACTTGTCTTCTGAAAAGCAATCAAGATGGCGTTGTCCGTGAAAGAAAAATGTGTGCAGAAAGACTGGTTGCTATTGCATAGCAGCCAGCAGAAAGAAAGGTGGAATGAATGATGGAAGCAAAAATGATGATAGCTGGAAGCTTTGATGAATTTGTGGAAAAGATAACGCAGGCAGAACGCAAAGCGCTTAACACTCCTTTTGGGCAGGAAATAACAGAACGGCTTCTGAAAATGAAGCTGGAAGAAAACCCAGATATGACAGCGGAAGAATGGCAGGACACAAAAAGCCAGTTCTTGACTTTCCTTTTCGCAATGTTCGTGAAAGAAACGCCGCAGGCTATGGCAGAACTTGCCCAGCATACATGGGACGAATTGCAAGCAAAAGAAGTATAATGCAACCGGGCGGCATTGCTGCCGCCCAGAAAGAATGGTGAATGACTATGAAAACAGATATTGTTATTTGCAGCAAGTGCAATGGTTCTGGCAAATTCATTTATAAATCCGGCATGACCGGTCCTTGCTACCAGTGCAACGGCAAAGGTTCTGTGAAGCGCATTGCTCACAAATCCTTTGCAATATCCATTATGAACAATGATGGCGTCCGCATTGATTGGCTGCATATAAGCGCCAGAAGTCAAAATGAAGCCGTCAGAAAAGCCCGTGTGACTGCTGCCCGTGGCTGCTATAAAGACCAGCTGGACACAATCACTGCAACTGAAAGCGGGATTGAGTACACATATAAAACAATATAACGCCGTATTTGCCCCGTAAACGTAAAAAGACCGCAAGTGGTGTATTTCTCCACTTACGGTCTTTTCTTCTCATTCTGGCTTATTCTACAAAGCGTCAGCGGCATTATTTAAGGTCTGCCAGCGTGTTTCCCTTTTCGTCAACAATCTTCGTGACTTCTGCCGCCATCTTCTCTGCTTCTTCCTTTGTCACGCTCCCGGTAATGTTCCCGGCTGCGTCGTAAAGGTTCACTGTGCCGTCTGCGTTGGTTTCCGTGGCGCCCTCCGGCACATTGTCTGTGGCAATAGCCACTTTCTCTGTTGTTGTCACTGGTGCCGTGGTGTTAATCACTACCGTTGCAGCTGGTGTGGCTGTGAGTGCTTCCAGCGGTTCTGCGGTGTTGCTTTCTTTCTCTCCGGCTTTCATGGCATTGTATGCCGTCTGTGCAATGGCTTTCAGCTGGTCTTCTGTGACATTCAGCCCTGCTTCATCAGCAATCTTCTTCAACTGCTCCACAACTGCCGCCATCTTCTCTTCCCCGGTCTTATCCTTTTTGAACTCTTTTGCCCATTCCACAAACTTTGCTGCCCACTCTGACAGTTCGCCCAGCTTGTCTGCTACACTCTTCGGAATGTTTGGGCAAACGTACTTTCCAATCAAGAACGCCCCCAGTGTTACGGCAAAATATACAGCTGCATAAATTACATTATCCATTGTCTTTTCCTCCTGTTGATTATGCAGGCAGCTTCAATTTCGGCCCAGCTTAAATAGTGTTACTTGTAAGACCGTTCATGGGCTGAATTTCATTGTATCTGGAACCGTCGCCCAGCTGCTTTGCTGCGATTGCCCAAAGGCTGTCACCACTCTTCACGGTGTATGTACGCACGCCGCTTCCCGGAATTTTGATTTTCTGCCCAACACTAATGACGTTAGGGTTTGCAATTCCGTTGTAGCTTGCTAACTTCTGGTATGTGGTGCCATACTTTGCAGCAATGTCAGAAAGTGTGTCACCTCTCTGCACGGTGTATACCTGTTCCCCGGCTGTTCCCTGTGCAGGCTTTGCAGGTGCCGCAGGCTTTGCAGGTTCGCTGGTTGCTTTCTTTGAGAAGTCCGGCACGCCATAACCTCTGATATAACGCCCGTTGACTTCCAGTGTTCTTCTTCCAACGGCATTGGACTTGTTGCCCTCAATAACTGTGATAGTGTTACCGTTGCAGCTTTCTACAATGCCCACATGTTCTGCGCTGCCTGTGCAGTCACCAACGCCGTTGTCGTCCCAGTCATAATAGATATAGTCGCCCGGTTCCGGCACCTTTGCGTCATTCTCACACCAGCGCCCCATCTGCTGCCACAACTTAATCTGGCGGTTGCAGCTACATTCAGTAGGAATAATATCCGTGTAGCCTGCTTCAATGGCAATTTCACTGGCAAAGGTTGCGCACCATGCGTCCGTATAGGTCACTTTGTACCCCTGCGCAAGTGGCTTGTGTTCATTGTAACGGTCAATGATTGCTTTATGCGCCGCTGTGCCCTCTCTGGCTCCCATGTGTGCTGCTGCTTTCGCAGCAAAGTTCTTTCTTGCTTCTGATACGTTCATATTGCTTGTACCTCCATTCTTTTTATTGCTAACGGCTCCGGCTGCGTACTGGTTATAGTATTTCTGCCCATATCCTGCACGCTTTGTCTTCACCGTGTCGCTCTGGTCTGCCGGGCGCTCAAACTGTGTCAGCACTGCATTTGAAGCAGCAATGACGGTCTGTGCGCTCTTTAATACTGACAGTGTGGCTTTGTAGCCCTCTGTCAATTCTTTCATAAGGAACCCCAGCTGTGTTTCAAGGTCGCCAATAGACTTCCCGGCGGCTTTTGCATATTCCAGCAAAGCGGCTTTTCTGGTGTGGTATGTCCACTGCGCCAGCCCATAGCCTGCGCCGTCCCTTGCAAAGTTTCCATAGCTGCCGTTGTCCACGGCTGCTGTGTAGCTTGTGTCAGTGTGCCCCAGCTTCTTTTCATAGCTGTTCTGCAAGTTCTGCGGGTTCAGCCCGCTTTCTGCATATAGGTTCCCCATCAATCCGGCTGCCCCACAACTGGACAGCCCTTTTGATTTCAAAAAATTCCAAATCTTTTCTGGTGTTGTTTTTCCTATTAGTCCCACGTCTTATACCTCCCCGGCGCTACTGCGTCATGCTTGAAAAGTCAGACAGCGTGCCGGACAACTCCGGGTATGCAGCTTTGATTTTCAGCAGGTTTTCTGCCTTTGCTTTCCAGCAGTAGAACGCTACTGCGGCAGCAGTTACCCCGCCAACGAACGTCAAAAGGACTGATAACTGGTAAAAATCCTTTGTGACCACTACCCATACGCCCACGGCAAATGCTATGTAGTAAGTCGCCAGAATTGAAAAGATAATGATTTTTGTTGCGCTGGTCTTTCTCTCCGGGTGTTCCTGCAACTCTTCTTTTCTCTTCTTCCTGCGCTGTCTGAAATACTGTAAATTCCATAAAAAAAGCACTGCTAATGCCAGTGCAAATCCAATGATAAAAAATATTAAGCTTTTCATATTGCTGTTTTGTACCTCCTATGGTTTTTCTTCCGGCTTTGTCAAAGCAAAGTCGTTTGTGCGCATACATTCTTTGTAAATATCCACTATGTACTCATGCGCAACGTCAACTTGTCCGTTTGTCAACTTGTGGTCCTTAATATACTTGTCATACTTCGCCAATGTATCAATAACATGGTCAAACTCTTCTTTTGTATGGCGTTCATGGTTTATGCAACTGCTCTGGAATGATAGTATCTCCGTGCGCCAGCTATCAACCTTGTGTTCTATAAAGTCATTTTCAAGCTGGTTCAGCTGCTCTTTCAAGTCGTGGTTCATAAGATTTCCCAGCTGTTTAATCAACCAGCGAACGGGCTGTATTTTAATTCCCGGCGTTAAGTCAATAACAATCCCAATCCCCGCAAGCCATACAATAGCTTTTTGCACCATGTCCCAGACGTCCGCTGGGTTAAGCGTCTGCATTGCTTCCACTGTCCGTCACCTCCTTTTCTTCTGGCTGCTTGATGTAATCATCAGTGCTGCCGTAATATCCGCAGAATAGACCGCATTTACTTGCTGGCTTCTTCTCCGGCTCTGGATATGGCTTGCCCATTTCCTGCAAGTACAGTTCGTTTAGGCTCTGGCGCATACCGTAGCTGTTGAAATGCTGTAATATGCCCCGGTATGAAGCAACGGACCTATCCAGTGTATCTTTGTCAATCTCTCCGGCGTGATATGCTGCAAACATATATTTCAATCTACGTTTCAGCTTCTTTGCCGTCTTCTTGCGCAATTTTACGTGTGTTGACCAAATGCGGAAGCCCACAAACTCAATACCCATGCTTGTTGGTCTTATGCAGGTTTTCTTGTTAAGCTGCAAATGTAGCTTGCTTCCCAGAAAGTCCGCAATCTTATTCTTTATCTTTTCCAGATACTTTTTGTCTGGGTGTAAAATAATAATGTCGTCCATATAGCGTATGTAATAATGCAGGTGCAGTTTGTGTTTGCAGAACTGGTCAAGTTCGTTTAAGTACAAATTTGCAAACATTTGTGAAGTCAGATTGCCAATAGGCAGCCCAACTTCTCCCAGCAATTCATCAAACGCCACGTCGCCAATGTCGGCACCCAGCGGCAGACCAAAGTTTGTGTCTTCGCAGTTTATTATTACTGACAAGACGTGCAACAAATCTTCATCAGCAATCTTCTTCCGCAAAATACCCATCAATACTTCATGGTCTATCCGGTAAAAATACTTTGCAATATCCAGTTTCAAATAATAGAAACGCTGCGGCTTCCGGTCAGTCTGCTTCAACCAATCATGCAGGCGGTTGACTGCTTTGTGTGTTCCCCTGCCTACTCTGCAAGCGTAGCTGTCAGAAATGAACTGCTTTTCAAAATACGGGTTCAGCTGGCTATATATAGCGTGCTGCGCCACCCGGTCTTTGAAAGTTAGTGACATAATCATGCGCTTTTTCGGCTCATAAACATAAAATATGTTGTAGCGCCCCACGGTGTAGGTCTGCCAGATAAATTCATTCTGTAATTCAATCAAGTTCTCTTCCAGCTTATCCGTGTACGCCATCACATCTGGTCTGTACCTCTTGCACTTTATCCCGGCTTTGTACGCATTGAAAAGATTTTCAAAGTCGTAAATCATAGGGAAAATGTTTTTGATTTTGTGCAATTTCTTTTCCCTCCTGTTGTTAAAATCTGCCGTACAAATCAAATTGCGGTTCTTCCGCAACCCAAACGTGATATATACATTCAGTGCCAGTCTTTCCGGCTCTGACTTTCAGCCCTGTGGCTTACTAACTATCTTTACGGCTATTCAATCTTTTTCCTACGGCTCCCGGCTGGCAGCCTTTGGAATGGAAATAAACCCCTTTAACCCAGACGCACTGGACGTGTCCACGTATGGGCACGCCTACTGGCAGAAATGGGGTGAAGCGGAACGGAACGAAACATTGTTGTTGACGTTAGAACGGGCGTTGTTCAAGTTCAGCGCACCAGCGCCACCGTTGGAAGTGTTGTTGAAACTCGAACCCCGGATAGGCACGGCAAGTCCTCTATTAACGGCTTATTCCCATAATATAAAAAGCAGGTGTTACCCTGCCTTTTACCAGTCTTATTTTGCAGCACTCCCATTCCCGGAAGTGCTGCCGTTTAGTGATTTATAATAGCCGCCCACCATGCAGCCTATTTCATTGATATATCGTGCCATCATTTCATATTTCTTCATTGGCAGACACGGTTTGCCGCTACGTGTGTATTTTGTGCTTGCCGCAAGCCTTATCAAATGCCGCAGCACATCAACTTTCGTGTCCAGTTCTCCAAGTGTCGTCTTCTTGTAATGCTTATTTTCAAGCATTATGACCAACTCCAAAATATCCAGCATTGTTCCGTCTATCTTCTGTGCAAGTCCTCTTTTTGCTCTGGGAAATTCTTCAAGCTGTGGTCCTGCATATTCCAGCATTTCCCACACTTTATTTTTCATTTTGAAGTCTTCCTGTGTGGCGTTATCTCGCACATTGTCCAGCTGCGGCGGTCTTTCTTCTGTTGTGTTTTCCGGCATTTCTTAAACCACCTTTATTGTATTTTTGTAGTATGGGGCTTACTGCCGTAAGCCCCGCAGTTTATCAGTTCCCAGTTTCCAGTTATTCATATAAAGCGGAACGGAACGAAACACGGTAGTCGACGTGAGAACGGGCGTAGTACAAGAGCAGCGCACCAGCGCCACCGTTGGAAGTGTTGTCGAAACTCGAACCCCGGAAAGGCAGTCTTTCGCCGTTATTTCTTGCCCAAAATCTGCCCGGCGTCGTCTGTCCTGCGTCTGGATATAAGCCCGACGCAATCAAAATTTGCGGAATGGTTACGCTGCTTACTGCCTTTGTGTCTTTGAATGGTACGCTTGTGTCGTTGCTGTCGGTTGTCTGTGTTGTAACTGACGTGTTAATGCGCAGTGTTGCGTCACTGGCGCTGGTTCTGTCAATCTTTAATGTTCCAACTGTTCCCGGTGCAACAAGTGTGCCGTCCGGCTTAATTGCTTTCCACTCTGTACTATTTGCACCCATGTTGCAATCAGACTTCATGGCGTTTCCGTATGGTATAATCTGGATTTCACCATCTACGCAGCGCAGACCAGATACCCACTCCCAGCAGTTGCCGCAAAGGTCAGCAATTCCAGCCGGGCTGCCGTCGTGGTTCCAAGTTACCGGACCAGAACCAGTTGCAGTTCTGCCGCCGCCGTGTGAACCATCAATATATGTGTTGATACCCTTTTCATAGCCCTTTTCATAGCTTCTGTCCCAGTTTGTGTTTCCACGGGGCGTGAAGCCATTTTTCATGCACCAAAGGTTGATTGCGGCAAATACGCCGTTCTGGTTAAGGTGCCAGCCCTCACCCTTTCTGCGGCATACTGCAAGTGCTGTGTCAAAGTCAATGTATGCTTTAGGGTCTTTCAGCGCTAAAGAGTATGCACGGTCATTGACTACGGTGTTAATGTACTTAGACACCCAGATAACTTCTTTCTCTACCCCGTCAATTTTCCACCACGGCAATACTTCCTGTGTGCCGCCTGTGATTAAGTCGGAATATTTCATTTTTGGAATACCCACCATAATTGACGGCATACCCAAATCATCAAACTTTACTGCATTGTTGCCGCCAAAGGAAGCAACCGCCATGCTTAAATCATCAAAATTAGACATAATGTTTTATACCTCCAATCCCCAAAGAATAAGTGTGCAAAGCGACATATCAAACGGAATAGGCACCGGGATTTCCTTTGGTTCTCCGTTTTCGTCCTCTCCGTCTTCGATAACGTCATAACGTCTGGCAGGAATAACAATCTGCGCAGCGTACTTCTGCGCCTTGCCGCCAGTTCCAATCACCACGCCGTCTTCTTCGTCAATGCAAATGTCCAGTGATACTTCATAATCTCTTTCACGGCTTGCAAGGTTGATTGTCAATTCGTCGTCACCAAAAGTGATTTTTTTACCGCCAGACAGCGCATATTCAATATGTGTGCCCGGCGTCTTCTCAACTACGTTGATTTTATTAGTAGCCATAATACTTTCTACCTCCATTCTGATTTCTTGCAACTTCGCTGCTTCTTGCTGCGATAACTTCCGCTGCTTCTCTCTGGGCTGCCGTTCCGCTTCCCTGTACGCCAAAAGAACGCATTACAGCTTCTTCATGCTGTCTGCGTTCCTCTGTCTTAATAATCACGCCTGCTGCCATCAATAAAACCCGCCTTTCACATAGATTTTTACTGTCACGCTTTTTGCGCTTCCTGTGTGTGCCATCTTAAAACCATTCAGCAACTTGTCTGAAATAACAATGTCACCCGGAAAACCGCCCGTATAGTCCACAATTTCTGCGTCCACGGTGTAGTCCATGTGGTTTCTTTCTGTTGCCAGTGCCACGGACTGTTGGGAATTATTGAACGGGTATGACTGCGTATTTTTCAAAGTCACTGTCTTTGTTTCGCCCTGCAAGTCTGCTATTGCCTGCTGGTGATGAACCGCTGAAAGTGCCATAAGCGCTGCCACCTCTGTTGCGTTTGAAATTCCATTTTCCATGTGGTTGAAATTGGTTGCGTTCTGCGGCGTTCCCTGCTGGATAATTTCGCCCTCAACTGGTGTGTGGGTGATTGTTCCATCATCATTCCTGCTTTCCGTGTATCTGTCTTCAAATTCAGTTACATGGTCCTGCCACAAAGTCTGTTCGTACATCTGTTACACCTCCTTTTCTATGAAATCAAATGTAAAACGGTATAACACGCCCTCTTGCACATTCTTCAAAGGAATGTTCACCGCTTTGTCTGCCCACAACTTATTGTTTTTGTTGTAAAGCTGCACCCGCTGCACAGTAGCGGTTCCGCTTACCTGCGGGGTAATCTGCACATATACAGCAACCCTGCCGTCTTTTAGGCGTTCCCTGCGGTGTATCACCTTTTTTTCAGAAACGCCGTTGACCGTTACTTTTGCATAGGCAATGATGTTGTCAATGAAATCTTTGAAATCATTGATTGCGTCTGTTGTCAACATGGCTTTTCACCTCCTTTTATAGCTTCCGGGTGCTTCCACACGGCTTGACGCCGTATGAATACCCCATTGCCTGCGTGTTGGTTCCCACGGTGCCGCCCTGTGTCTTCTGCACCGTGCTTCTTTCTGGGACGGTTCCTGCTGCCGGAACCGTGAAGCTGTATGCTTCCACTGTGTCAGCCATTGTGACTGCTGCACCGTCTGTTTGCCCTCTGGTGTTCCTCTGTGGCTCTTCTCCGGCTCTTATTCGTCCGGCTGGTGTATTTGTATACCCAAACACGTTCAATGCCGTGTCTGCGTCAATATGCGCCGCCTGCTGCGCAAATACAGTGCTTCTATATGGCACCGTGCCTGCTGCTGGTGCTGTGAATATAAACCCGGCTGCTTCTGTACCCACAATGAATGTGTCCGCACCTATGCCGCCCCTTGTGTTCCTTTGCGGGTGTGTTCCGGCTTTTAATCTTCCGGTCATTGGTGTTTTATACTTGAAATACTCACCGTGGGTGTATATGACCCCGTGGACTTGTCCTTGATAGGTTAATTCGTCCATGTGTGCTGATAATCTCTTGTACATTTTCACCGCCCGGATAATAGCTGCATAATCTGCCGTGATTTTCTGGTTTGTCACGTCAAGAATAATATGAAAGTGTCCGGGTTCTCCCTCATACTGGAACCACTCTTCCACTTCGCTTTCTGGAAATAAGCTGCCCAGTGCTGTTTCAATGGCGTATTTCGTACCCATCTTCTTATGAACCTTGACACTGTTTTTCACTAAATCCCGTTTTGCTTCCAGCGGGTAATTGTAGTCGTACCAGTCAACGTGCATATCGTATGCCAGAATGTCCACCAGTTCTTCCGGCAGCTCGTCAAATCTGGAATAAATCAAAACTGTGTCCATTATCCCGGAAGTGTCCAGAAGTGCTGCTGCCGTGGCGTTTGCCAATGCAACCATTTTGGGGTCTTTTTTCAGTGCTTCTGGCAGGCAGTCTGAATAGTCGGCATTGTAAATTGTATTAGACATTTTCAATACCTCCGTTCAGAATGTTTTGATTTCCCAGTTTCGCAACCTTTATATCATCAACCACCGCAAATGCTGGCTTTCTGACTTCAACACGTTTCACGCCTGCTTCCATCAGCTTTGCTGTAAGATATGACGGGTTAATGTCACGCCCCATCTTGCTTGTTTGCCACTCCACGTACTCTTCAACTGCCTGTTTTGCCGCCGCTGCAATTACCGTGGCGCTTGCTGCGTCCGGTTGTGGAATGTAAAAGGTCACGTCAATGTCAAATGGTACTGTTTCCGGCACTGATACTGTCACTATATCTGTCAGCGGTCGAACGTCAGAAGCGTTCAGCGCTGTTTCAATTTCTTTCAGAACTGCTTCTGTTGCCTGCTGTCCTTTCTGCAAAAGCACCCGGACGTCTACCACGCAGGCTTCCGGGCTTGTCACTGCCACGTCTGCCACTGCTGGTGACACAGACTTTGTAAAATAGATATATCCGTTGATAGGTCCAGCCGTGCTGAAGCTCTCCATGCTCTCACGCATACGCTCATAATAACTGGCGTCGTCCTCTTCTTCCGCTCCACCGCTTGTGGCTGTTATGTTCTCCGCTTTCTGGTAGTAGTCGTATAAGTCAACCAGTTCTTTGACCTGCCCCGCTGCCAGATTGTTTCCAACCTCTCCGGCAGTAGTACAAACGCCCTCAACGTCCCCGTATGTCTGCCCGGCTTTGATTTCCAGATTTTCTTTTGTTTCAAACAGAATTGCGCCGTCAAAAGAAATTCTGGTGCCCGCAGGAATAATCACTGATTGTGCCTGCGCCTGTGATATGTAAAAGCGGAACATTGCGGACGCCGGACTTGCTGGTAATCTTTCCAAATCCTTGAATAATTCTGCCAAGCTGTCCAAGTATTCACCGTCCGCATATCGTGGCACGTTCTTTTTTGCTGTTTCATTGATTATGACACGCTGTTGCACAATGATATTTGCAACCCATGATATGAAAAGTCTTTCCGGTGACGCTGGGTACACTTTGTAGCGTTCACGCCCCGGCACCTGCTGCACAAAGTTTTCATATAGCGCAATCAAGTTACTTTCTATGGTTTCCGTGTCCGTTTCTACAAAATCAACGTCCGGGTATTTTCTGTCACTCATCTTCTGTCACCTCCTCCAAATAGATAATAGGTATTGTGCGCCCTGTGGCTGCGTCGTGTTCAAACTGAATGTCTGCCACCCGTGCCCGTGGCTCAAATTCTTCTATCTGGTCATATAAGTAACCAACCATTATATTTTCAACCACTGGCTGTGGTCTTCCGTATAAACTGCCCGGCAATCCAAAATCACGGAACATAGGGCAGGACCCCTGCACTGTGTCCAGAATAACTGCTATATTCTGCAAGACGGCTTGATGTACGTTTGCTGGTGCAAGGTCAATTTCTTTCAGCAAACTTCCGTCACCTCTTATCACGTCCATGCTTTGTCACCTCTTTGGATATTCTTTCAATGTTACGTCTGCCGTGGCAGCCCAGCAGTTGCCCGCATTGTCATATTTGCTCAAAGTGTTGCTAATGCCTGTTATAACCCACTTATAAGACCCGTATTTTCTGCCGCCCAGAACCAGCGTTGAAATTTCGCCGTTATGGCACATTTTGTTCAGCTTCTTGACTTCGTTTAATGGGTTTACTCCGTGAAAAACACTAAATGCCATCTTGAAACTGATTGCGTCCGGCTCCGGTCCTAAAAACTCCAATACGTCCCGTTTGATATGCCTGTCGTGTGTCGCATACTTTGAAGACACTTTCCAGCTTAGTTCATCAAACGTGCGCACCGTATTTTCTGATACTGAAAAAACCAGATTTCCCAGACTTCCTATTTTTGCCATGCGCTACACCTCCCCAATAATGAACCCGTCACCGTCACCATCTGGAAGCATTATGCAAAGCACCATATCATTGACGCCCGGAACCCATGCGGACACAAAGGCTTCATGGCTATGGCTTACTTTCTTTAGCAGTTCGCCGCCGTAGTCGTATTTCAGCTCTGTTTTTGCCGTCTGTCCCTCTGCCCCGCTTTCCATTGCTGGCAGGACGTACACCGGGCGTTTGATAATGTGCAAATCGCCGGACGTTATGCCGCCTTTATCTTTGAACTTCACACGGGCTGTCATTTTTTTGGCGTCTACACTCTGCACCGTTCCAATTCTTATGGTGTTTTTCATTTCTGTTAAGTCGGCCATTTAATAGCCCTCCAATACCTGTTTTAATTCAATCTGTGTGGTATAACCTCCGGTCAATTTATGTGTGGCTTTGGTTATTTTGTACTTACGGTCAAACTGCTGGAAGCCCTTTAATTTGACTGTTGCGCCAGCCACCAGCTGCACGTCACCAAGCATGGTGAAACTGGCTGTGAACTGCTGTGTATTCTTTTCGCGCAGCCGTTTTTTTGCCAGTTCGTATGCTTCACTTGTGCTGCTCACCTTTTCGTTGACTTCAAGTTTCTGTCCGGTTCCCTCCGTGCTATCTGCCGTGTATGTGCTTTCAATGGTTTCTTTGCTGTCCGGGTCTGTATATGAAACATGGCAGCTGGTGTATGCTGTATCATGCAGGCTGGTTCCCAGCTTGTATGAAATATAATCACCGCTGCCATATTTTATAGTTTTGATAGGGGGCTTGCTGTCGTACTCTTCGGCGTCATAAATAACAATATTTAATGTGGTTACTTTCAGCGCCAGTCCTGCTGCTTTGCATAGTTTCTGTAAGAAAACAATATCTGACGTTTGCACCTGTTCTTTTCGCTTGTACTTCGGTACGTTTGCTGCAAGATACATCATTTTCAAACTGCTTTCTTTCGCTACCTGCCCGGCAATCACTTTCAAATCCGTGTTTTCCCACGCCCTTGATTTTCTTTCAACCCTCAATGTTGATGTATAAGGAATTGAAGTGCCTTTCAGCGTGATTTTCGTTGGCGGTCCGCTGGCGTCTACGCTGTCCAGTTCAAAGGTTCCGCAGTCAAGCACTGCGTCTTTTCCGTTGTCGTGCCAGTTCTTCTGCACAATCGTTGCTGAAATCAACTTCGGGTCTGATACTTTCTTTGTGGTTTCCTTTGTTTCTGTCACTGTCTGCGTCGCTGTGCCGCCTGTTGTGATTTTGAAAACCTGCCCCGGATAAATCAAGTTAGGGTTTTTAATATTGTTTTCAGAAGCAATCTGCGGGTATTTCGTACCGCTCCCCAGATACTTTTTGGCAATAGCCCAAAGGGTATCACCTTTCTTTACAACATAATTGACAGTTGCCGCAGTTTCTACCTGCTTTTGCACTGTCGTTGTGGTCTTGATATACGTTGGCTTTACTTCCAGCCAACTTCCCAGCCACTTTCTTTCTCTATCATCAAACGCAAGCTGCAAGTCGTCTGCGTTGTCTTCTTCTTCATCAGTGAAAGTAAGGCTGCTTAAATATTTGTTAATGTCTGCCGGAACTTTTACGTTTTGAAATTTCAACCGCAGTTCCACCCGGCGTGCCATGTCTTTTGCGCTCATTCTACGTCAGCAGCCCCCTTTTCCACGGTGGCAGTTCCAAGTCTTCTTCGTCTTCCACTTCCGGGATTGTTAATACAACCCCGGCAGGGAAAACGTAGGTGCTGGCGTACTTGACATTGGCTTTCATCAGCTTATCTGTATGCAGGACACTTCCCATTTGTTCAAATGCTATCTTGTCCCACATATCCCCAGATATTGTTGTGTAGCTTTTAGTCATATTTCTGCCGCTTCTCCTTGTCTTCTTTTTCGTCCAGCAGGTCTTCAACGTCACGCAGCAACTTTCTGTTGTTCTCTTCCAGTTTTGCGTCCAAGTCTTCCGGCTTGTCCCCGTTGATAACGATTGTCGGACTGTTGTTTATAGTTACGTTGTTTGCACTTCCACCGCCACTTCCTGCGCCTGCTGTTACCTCTGGCGCTGTGTTGTAGTTATTCACCGTCTGCGGTGCTGTTGTGGTCTGTGCTGTTGGCGCTACCGCTGCCGCTGTTGTGGCTGCTGTATTCTGTGCAGCCAGAATGTTTCTTGTCTGGTCCGCTGTAAACACCGTGCGCCCCGGTGCGTTCGTGATTAACTCCGGTCCCGCTTCACCAGCAATGAACGTGTCTGGTGTGTTTTTTGAACCTTTCGCCAGCATAGGTATTTCAGATATGTTTATACCTTTTCCACCTACACCCGGCACCCAGTCTGGCACTTTTACTTTGTTCAATCCACGTATAACCGTGTTGACCGCAGATATAATGCCGTTGATAACTCCCGTACACACTGACTTGATACCCTGCCAAATTCCAGAAAATATTTGCTTTATGCCCTCCCAAGCCTGCCGCCAGTTCCCGGAAAATACACCAGTTATGAAAGTGATAATTCCATTCAGTACGGTTGCAATTCCAGAAATTACACCGGAAATTGCTTGAACTCCGCTTTGTACGATAGACTGGATTGTTGGCATTGCAAATTGTATTGCTGCTAAAATTCCTTGAATTATTGGTGAAACTATGTTCCAGATTGTCGTCAGTGCTGTTTGTATCGCAGGTAAAAGCGTTTGCAATACGTTTGTCACCACTGGCAAAATTGCTTGAATTGCTGCGGAAATTGCCGGAAGCACCGTGCTGCAAATAAAGCTGAATAATTCTGAAATAATCGGCAAAACATAAGTTGAAATGAATGTGATTATTTCTGAAATAATCGGCATAAGACCAGCAATGAAACTTCCTATCACTGGAATAATTGCACCGATAAAATCAGCAATGCTTTGTATAATCTGCATAATGGTTGGGGCTGCCGCTTGAATAAAGCTAACAATCCCCGGTATTACCTGTGTAACAATCACCTGCAATACCTGTTCTGCAACTGGCACAACGTATGTGGTTATAAAGCCCACAACCTCTGAAACTGCGTTCTTTACTGTTCCCAGTACATTTACAAACGTATCAAAGACTGCTGCGCCTTTATCTCCGAACAATTCTTGTATCTTGTCACGGGCTGCACCTATGTTCCCATCAGAAAACACATTCTTTATGGTGTCGCCTATGTTGGTAATGACTGAAACAATCTTGTCAAAGACTGCCAGTGCTTCATCACCAAAAGTCCGCTGTATAAATCCCCTTATCTCTTCAAGATGGTTCTTTACAAGCTGTATTACTGTAATAATTGTTGTGATAACGCCCACAACTGGCAGTATCTTTCCTGCAATACCTCCAAGCGGTCCCAGTGCTGTTTTTGCAAGGTTTCCAATAGGACCCAGCACCGTTTTTACCGCATTTCCCAGCGGTGCAATCAGTGTTGTTGCCTTGCTAAATGCTCCGGTAATTCCCTTTGTTATGAAGCCGCCTACTTTTCCAAGTGGGCTGTTTGCAATCGCACTGCCTACCGTTCCAAGTATCGGACCCAGCTTGCCGCCAATCAACGAAAATGGTTTCAGCATAAGTCCCAGCATTTTTGTTCCGGCTCCTGTCAATGCTCCGCTTGCTTTTCCTGCAATTCCTAAAAAGCCGCTGACAATGGACTGTTTCACGCCGCCCATAAAGCCTGTTACTGCTCCAACAACTCTGTTGCCACTGAATATATTACCTATTGCAGAACCTACGCCGCCCATAGCGCCTTTTACATTGCCAAAGTATGACAATATACCGCTTCCAGCTGTTTTCAGCTTTTCCGCAAAACTTACGCTTGTTGCTGCGTTTTCAATAAATCCGGCACGCAGTCCCAGCAGTTTTTTTGCCAGTGACAATATGCCGTCTTGTGCTGATAATGTAACCAGCTTTGTTGTCAACATTCCCACTTTCAATGCCGCCAGCCCTGCCGCTACCTTTAGGGCTGTTTGCACCAATTTTGGGTTTGCTGCTGCAAATTCTGAAACTTTAGTGACCACAACCGCCACTTTGTCTGCCAGATTTCCGACAATCGGCAGTAAATTTTGACCAAGAACAATACCCAAGTTTGCTATACTGTTCTTTGCCTTTTCCATTTTGGCTTCTGTGGTGTCTTCCATTTTGGCAAATGCGCTGTCTGTTGCCCCAACGCTGTTTACCATGTCTTGTACGCTTGAATTGAAGCCGTCAACTCCGTTTGACAGAAGCGACATTGCCGCTTTTCCGGCTTCTGAACTGCTGAACATATCAGATAGGGCAAGACCAGACTTGCTGGCTTCTTCCTGTATACCTCCCAGAATTTCCCCAAGCGATTTACCGCTTGCCATCAATTCTGCAAAGCTGCCGCCCATCTTCTGCCGCAATAGCTTGTCTGTCGTACTTCCAGACTTTGACAACTCATTTAACATACTGTTCATGTATGTTGTCGTTTCTGCGGCTGCAATACCTTTGCTGGTCATTATTGCATATCCGGCGCATAGCTGTTCCAGTGAAACATTGCTGGCGTTTGCAGTTGGTATGATTTTACCCATACTGCTTGCCAGTTCTCCTACTGTCACTTTACCTTTGTTCTGCGTCTGTACCAGCATATCTGATACCGTGCTTACTTTGTCCGCACTCATGCCGTATGCGTTCAATACGGTTGTTAATACGTCCAGCGTTTGCGAACTTTCCGCAAATCCGGCTTTTGCTAACTTCGTACTGTTTGTAACAAAGTTTACGGCGTCACCTGTCTTCTGTCCGGCAGATATAGCGTTGTACACATCATCAGCAATGGCATTGGCTGCAATTCCTGTCTTGTTTGACAGTTCCATTATCTGTTGTGACAATGTGCCCAGTGGGACTTCCTGCGTATCTGCAATGGTTCCCACCTTTGCTATTGCTTTTTCGTACTGCTGTGCTGCCTGCACGGGTCCTGCATACACTGCGGCGGCTACGGCACTAATTGCGCCAATAGTCCCCAGCAGTTGCCCTTTTGTCTTTGAAATGCTCTGTTCTACCTGCTGTTGCTTGTCATTCAGTTTTTGCAACGTCTGCTGTGAAGTTTGCAGCTTTTCATAAGACTTTTGCAGTCTTCCGTTGGCTTCTTCCAGATTATCCGTATTTACTCCGGCTGCTTTCAGTTCGTCGGCATAACTGTTTAATTGTTTTTCCTGTTCTTCGATTTTGGCAGTGGTCTGTTGTATCTGGTTTTCATTCTTTTCAAGCTTCTTCCGCAGTGCTTCTGTGGGTTCGCCTGTCTGCTGCAATTCCTGCTGTAATCGGTCATGCTCTGCGTTAAGCTGCGCCAGCCGTTCTTTGTTCTTATCAATAGCGGCAGACTGCTTTGTGTAGCCGTCAATCTTTGATTGCAGGGAATTGACATTTTTTAAGCTGTCCCGTAACTGGTTATTGGTGTTAATTGCGCTTTTGAATGTGCTATTAAAATTACCACCCAGCGACGCTTTCAGCTTAAAAAGCAGTTCAAATTCCTTTTGTGACCCTGCCAAGCTGTTTCACCTCCCTACGCATTATTGCTGTTCTGTTTCTGCTCTTCCGCTTCTTCTTTTTCCACTTCATTTATGGTTTCAATCCATGCAAAAAGTCTGCGTATAGGCATTTGCAGCCAGAACGGGACGGGCGTATGTGAAGCCCTTGACATTTTGTATATCTGCTTTCTTATGAACTTTGCGGGTTCTTTAATTTTTAATAGCCCGCAGCAATTAAAAAATCCCTTGCTTTGTTCTTAATCTTCATGTAATCACCTACCGGAAGACGTCTGATTTCATCAGAAGCAACCCCCGCAGCCTTTGCCGCAAGAATACACTGGAACGCAGAAGAAATTTCCGGTGAAAGTGCGTATTTGTTCTGGTCCGCAAGTTCCTGTTCTACTGCTTCAATGTCTTCACCAGTCAGATTGTCAAAATAGAAAGTTAATTTTGTATACTTCTTTCCCTCAATTTCTCTGGGCTTCTTGAATGTGTGTGTATAATTCAAGCTGCCGTCTTCTTCCTTGTCTTTCTTCTTGTCGTCAAAATTGACCACGCCGCTTGCCTGAGCTTCCTGTATTTCCTTTTCCTGCTCTGTTACCTGCTCCATGTTTTCAGTTGTGTTTGTTGTATCTGACATTGTTTATTCCTCCATATCTTTGATTTTAGGCAGGAAAAAACCAGCGGTCTTCCCGCTGGCTCCTGCTGTCTTTTTTACTTGCCTAATGCTTTTCTGACGTCCTTTAAGTAATCTTTGCCATTGATAATGCACACAAAGTTTAACGGGTCAATTTCCGTTACCTTTGAACCGTCCAGGTACATTGCATAGTATGAAACGGCATATTCACCGCTTACATCAGCTGTTGAAGCTGCCGCAACTTTTCCAAGTGCTGTCTTCTTCGGCTTTACTTTCATAATGTGCTTAACGCCGGACACTTCGTTTGCGCTTGTGCGCAGGTTCATTCTCTGCTGTGCAACTCGCAGGTCAATTCTGTGTACCCGTGGTTCCATCAGCTTGACTGCTGCTGCTGTGACAGTTCGGAAATTGAAAGTTGTTGACATTGCATTTAAGTGACCGATAATGATTTCTTCGATATTTCCCGCAATGCCTGCGCCACTCAACTCTTCCGTCATGTACTCCAAGTCTGGCAGTGTCACTTCTGTGGTTCCCAGATACTCTACTGCGTCTTCGTAAATCGCATAGTTAATAACTAATTCGTCAACTTTTGACATTCTGTTTCACCTCCTGTTATGCTGCCATCAGTGCTGCAAGATATGACAAGTCATATTCAAGCACAAAGTCCATTTTCTGCATTGGTGATGGCGGTGTCATATAAATGTGAAAACGCACAATTCCTGCTGCAAGCTGGCTTGTGCTGTTTTCGCTTTCGTTGAACTCCACACGTCCACCAATGATTTTTTCATCAGTTGCAAGGCTTGCCAGCCAATCATTGATTGACTGCACAACTGCGTCAATCAGACGTCTTTTAATTCCTCTGTCAATGTAGTTCCAGTATGTCAAAATAAGCGTCTTTGCAACCCACTTGAACATACGGTTGATACAGTAGAAATAGTCCGTCACGTCTGTGTTGGCAGGATAACAAGCCGTATAATTTCCCCAGCTTACAAAGCCATTAAAGAAATTAAGTGCGGTCACAACGCCGTTTTCATTCAAGTAGTTTGCCTGCTGAATATCCATGACTACTTCCGAACCGTCCGCAGTAACCATTCTATCTGCCTGTATGCCCTTGTTTGAAGCGCTTTCGCAAGGTGTACCGCCGCCGTACTCTTCCGCATTGTCTACGGCTGACATACTGGCTGCAAGCTGTGTTGAAAGATTGAAAACTCTATCTCCCAGCGCAACTTTAGGGAAGCAGACAACTTCTGTTCTTTTTGTGAAGTTTTTCTGTTTCTTCCATGCTGGCACTTCCGTGTAGTATGTCGCCCCGGTTTCTGCTGTGCAGTCAATGTCCAGAATTGCTTCACCCTCAAACAGTCCGTTGATATTCTCTGCTTTTGCAGACATTACAGCTGCAACCTCTGCGTCATGTGACCAATTCGGACACAAAATAAGGTCTGGAACCTTTGTATAAAGCGGAAATACATTGTTAATCAGTTCAAGTCCGGTTGTCTTGTGTGTGCTTACACTGTAACCGCCGATAATATCACTTTTTGTGACCTGTGAAGCGTCCACGGCGTCATATTTCACAGTAAGTTTGCCCGTGGTTTCTTTTAAGAACTCCACAACGCAGTTTGTGTCACTGTAAAATACTTCGTAATCTTCCCCGGCTGTCTTTCCTGTGATTTCCACACTGCCTGCGATTGCTTCCGCAGGTAATACAATCTGACCGTCTACAACGTCCATCTGTGTTTCATCAACTGTTTTCTTGTGTTTCTTAGGGTCAAGAACATTTACAAAGAATACCTGCGCAGAATTGAACAATGTAAACGCTGTGTAAATCTCTTCACAAAGACTGTATTTCTTCCAGTCGTCGGAATATCCCAACGCCTGCACTGCTTCTTTGTAGCTTGAAGCCATAATGACTTCATTTACTTTTCCGTTTACCATCTGCACGGGTGCTGTTCCAACCACAAAATGTACGCCAGTATCTACGGACACGGGCGTGATTGCGCCATTGCTTGTCTTGCTGGCGTTTACTCCATGTGATACGTCACTCATTTGTTATACCTCCTGTTCTGCGTATGCAAGGGCGGCAGCCTTTAAGTCTGAATAATACTTGTTGTATACATTCCCGGTTGTCTTCACCTTGTCTTTTTTGTCTGCCAGTTCGGAAATAGGAACCAGCATTTTTCTTACAAGTGGGAACTTTTCAAGAATGAAAGAAAGTTCTTCTTCAATCTCTTTGTCTGTTCCCTCAAAAATCTTGTTGCATGGCAGCATTGCTTTTGGCAGGTTCGGTCCAATGTAAATCAGCTTTACTGTTTCCGACTGCGTATTTGCCGTTTTTGCGGCTTTTTCTTCTGTTGTGGTATTTTCTACCGCCTGCACCTTTTCAGCGTCTTTTCCGGCTGCTGTGGCGCTTGCTGTGGTCGCTTTTGCCATTTCGTCTTCCTCCTGTCTATAAATTGTGCAAAATCTCTGCCACGTCACGTTGCGTGACTGGCATACTCCAATTTGTTATCATTTCGCCCATGTAATATGGCGGCGTGGTGTCTTGATAAGTGATATATTCAAGCGGCAGTTGCAACGTAAACTGACCGCCACCGATTGTCCCGGCTTTCTTCAATTCGCTGCGCACTCTTAAAATCAGATTAAGAAGTGCAAGCGGTCCCTCCTGCCCGTCTTCTGAATATACCGCAAATATAATTCTTACTTTGCAGCTGTCTTCCTCTGGTTCGTCCGCTTTCTTGTCGTCCGTCCCTGTTAGGAACTTTAACAGAATGTATGGTACTTTCTGCTGTACGTCGTCTGCTTCCGGCAGCCCCATTTGATAGACTGCTGCTGCTCTTTCTTTTTCTTCGTTGCTTCCCGTTCTGGTTCGCACTGGCAAAATAATGTCAGACGTTTTGGAACTAATGAATTTCTGCAATTCTTCTAACAAAAAAACTGGTGTCATGCTTTACCCTCCATAACCGTTCAAAATCCTGTTCATTTCGTGTATAATTCTTTCGTTTACCAGTTCTTGTGCTTCCTTTTCCAGCCCGTCTATAATGTCTTCATTTCCCACCATCTGCGCTGCTGATAGTCCCATTTTTTCTTCAATCGGAAAACGCTTGCGCCCTGTCCTCTCAAATACTCCTGTGTGACCATTGGTTTTCATTTCTGCAATGAAAGCGTCTTCAAATGGTGTCCCGCTGCCGCCTTTTTTGACTGCTGCCCGCACCTGCTTTCCGGTTCCAGGTTTTGTTGGTGTGACTTTGAATTTGTACAGCGGTATTTTTACGCCAGAAAATGAAACAAAGCCCGCAAGGTTTCCCGTGCTGGCTTTGGTTATATTTATTCTGGTCGCTTTCGTCAGTGCTGCGCCATTTACGGCGTATACGGTTTTTACCTGCTTTATTGCCTGTGTCTTCACTCTGGAAATACCACGGTTCATTGCGCTGGCAAATACTCTTTCTGCACCTTTTGGAACGTCTGCCAGCAGGGTTCCCACTCTTTCTATTGCGTCAGATGTTATTTCAATCATTCTTCCAACATCTCCAATTCAAGAATTATTTCCCCGTCCTCGCAGTCTGCTTTTGAAATGTTATATAGATTGATTGCCCCGGCTTCGTCAATTTCAAGCTGGCGTCCTTTTTTGGGAACGCAACCAAAATCATATAACGACATATAGACCAGACAAGAAGCACGGTTTATGCCCTCTGCATTGTCCCCGTTTCCTCTCTGCCGTTCGTCGGCTGCCGTGTGGTCAATGATTATGGGCAAATAGTGTTTCTTGCCTTGATACCATATATCAGTCATAGTTGCCATTTCTCCGCAGTTGTGAAACACTTTCATGTCACTGGCAAGCTGTGCTTTGAAGTCCATTAGATAGGTGTTGCAACAAACCAGCTGTCTACATCATGCGGAACGCATAACGGTGCAGAAGACAGATTAAGGAAGCGGCGGGCAGGCTTACGCTTTGTCCATGTGTCCGGTACATATTTACCCTCTACGGTCATAAAGTTGCCGTCCGGTTCCTTAATAAGTGTGATTGCTCCATAGTACATGGAATAATCAGCGTTTGTGCTTAACAGCGCTAAACTGTCAGCAGGTACAAGCGGCTTGTCTTCCGGTGCAGCCGGGTTTGTCCAGTCGTCAAGATACCACTCATTGTACTTGTAAATATCAAGTCCCAGTTCGTGAATGGTTCCAATGTATGTGACGCCGTTCGGTAACTGTTTAGGCTGGATAACTGCAAGATTGAAGTTTTTCACATCAAGCATTTTCTGTACCTTTGGGTGATTTACAAACGCATTTGCAACGTCACTTCCCATCACGCAAATGTCGCAGTTCACAAAACCTTTCTTCTGTACTGTTTCGTGCCAGCGCTTAATATCTGCGATAGGGTCGGAAGTGTCAGCTGTCCACTTTTTGGCTGCTGTTGTGATTTTCTCTTTGTTTGTAAAAGAAAAATCAATTACTTCATTCACTCCGTCGCCAACGATAGGGATTGCGCCAGTAAAGATTGTCTGTGCGCACATCAGTTCTTCACGTCTTAAAATCTGCTCTCTTAACTCCTTGAAGTCGTCTGCCATTTTAAGCACGGCACGTTCCGCAGGTGTTCTGCCAGAATAAAGGCTTTCGCCCGGTCTTCTGATTAACAAATCATCAACGGTTGTCACTTTCTCCGGTGCAACTAAAGGTGGTGTATATGTCTTTGTCTGGTAGCCAGTGTTTGGCACTACCTTTCCACCAACTAATCTGCTGACGAACGGTGCAACTTTTCTGCTGCCCTTTCTGAAATCAACGTCAACGTCCTTTGTTGTGAATGTTTCTTCATGTCTGAAAAATGTACTTCTGAAAAAAGTACGCACGGGCGGTAACTTCTGAACCACTCTGCCCATTGTTCGTGGTTCGTAAATAGATACTTCGTTTGCCATTGTTGTTCTTCCTCCTTATCTCAAAAAGATTGATACTTTGCGCAGTGCTTCTTTGATTTTTGCTAAATCTGCCCCGGCTTCAAGTGCTAATGCGTCAGCGAAAAACTCACCTGTCATGTAATATGTTACTGGTTCGCCGTTTCCTGCTGCCGCAGCAGCAATACCGATTGCGCTTGCTTCGCTTCCTTTTGCAACTGGAATAATCTTGTTGTCATTCGCAGTGTCAATCATTACTGGTGCATATTCCTTGATAGCTGCATTTGCTGTTCCGGTTTCCGGTACTGTTGGAAAATCACCAGCAAAAAAGTTCTTCGGTGTGATTTCTCTTTTTTCTACTGCATATTCACCCATTTGCTTGTACCTCCTTATTTCTCGTCTGGAAACAGCTTGTCAATAGCGGCGTCAAACACGTTCTTGCCGTTCTCTCCTGCGTTGTCCTCCGGTGCTGCTCCCTGCACGCCGTTTGCACCGCTGTTTTCTGCGTCCTGCTGGCGGTTCTGAATGTAGTTGCCGCCCGCTTTGTTCTGCTCTGAAATGATTTTAACTGCCATTTCCTGTGCAGAAATAGGGTTGTCAAACTTTGCGTCCTTTGCGATTGCGTCATAGTTGCCGTTTGCCAAGTCTTCAATGCCTTTAATTCTGGCACGTTCTGCGGCTGCTGCTTCATTCTGGATTGTCGCTACTAAATCCGGGTATGCGGCTTTTAGTGCGTCAACCGTTGTGATTTTGTTTTCTGGTGCTGCCATTTCTGGTTCCTCCTTTTCCTGTGGCTTGTTGATAGGTTCTGTTGCACTATTTACTAAACTACCCGGATTTTGATTGTGCGGGCTGTTTAATAACTGGGTTGGAATACTCTTGAACATAGAAACGTCAATAGGCACTGAATTGACAACGATTTTTGAAGAGTTTTCAACAACTGTTGTGCTGTCTTCAAACATCAATTCATCACAAAATCCGTTTTCAACGGCAATGTCGCCCGTCCACCATGTTTCATTTGACATAAGCTGTTCTATGTCCTCTGTCTTTTTGCCAGTCTTGCTGGCATATGTATTGACAATGCTTTGTTTAATCACTTTCAGTTCATCAGCCATCTTCAAAAAGTCTTCTGCTCTGAAAGTGTCCCAGACTGTCATTGCTGGGTCATGTATCATAAATACACCGTTTCTGGCAATCTTGATTGTGTCGCCTGCCATAGCAATAATTGTGGCTGCGGAAGCTGCCCAGCCATCAATTTTGACTGTCACTTTCGCTGAACAATCTTTCAATCTTGTAAAAATCGCATTTGCTGCGAACACGTCACCGCCGCCGCTGTTAATGCGCACGATAATTTCCGGCACATCACCAAGCGCCGCAAGTTCTTGATTGAATTGCTGTGGTGTCACCCTGTCTTCCCACCATGACTGCTGGCTGCTTATTGCGCCGTATAAAAGCAGTTCCGGCGGCTTGTCCCCGGCTGCCGGGATAAAGTTCCAGAATTTATTTGTTGTCACCCCGTAAGGATTGCCCGGCGTTCTGCTGTCCTGCTGCTGGTTCATTCCCGGCATTGTCTGCGGGTTCTGCTGGGGTGTTCTGTTTGTTTGTGGTTCCATTGGCAATTTTCTTCACCTCTTTCAGTTCTTTTTCTTCGTGTTTCAACTGTTCGACATTGTTATAAAAGTTACTTCCCGTCATTTGCATTGCTTCATCACTTCTGGTGCTAAAGCCGTTTGACACTCTCTTTTCTGCGGCTGTAACCTCTTTTACCGGGTCAAGCATACCTTTTGCAGGTCCGTTCCACTTTGCCCCGCAATATGCTTTTCTTATTGCCGGGTCAGTAAAAAAGCCCGGTGCTTTGATACGTCCTTTTGCTACTGCTTCCGTCAGCCATTCTTCATATACTGGCTGGCAAAAGTCCGTTGATAACCAGTCACGGTACATATTAAACATTTTCCATGCTTCTTCCAGCGCACCTTTGCTGGCTGTATAGCTGGAATTAAAACGCTTCACAAGTAATTCATACGGAATTTCAAGTGCTGCGCCTATCTGCTGGCATATTGCTTCTACAAAGCCGCCAAAATTGGCGTTTGGTCTTCCGGGGTTCGTGTCGTGTGCTTTCTCGCCCTCGTTTAAGTCGATAACGGCGCCCGGCGCAAGTTCAATGGTGCTTTCGTCTTCTGTGTCCACCTGCACTTCTTCCGGCAGCATACTTCCTATGGCGTCTTCTGCGCTGGCGTCTGCCTTTTCAATGAAAATGGTAAACATACCAGACACAACCGCAGCCACAAGCTCTGCGTCCGTGTATCTTCCAAGCTGTTTCAAACTTTCAATGACTGGTGCAAGGAACGGAACGCCCCTGCGCTGTCCTATTCTTTCCCGGTTCATCATGTGAAGCACGTTTCTTCTTCCGGTCTTTTGTCCGTATGCTTCAACCCTCTGCCAGCTTATGTCGTTGTATGCGTATGACAACGGGTGGTGGTTCGCTATGTGATACGCTATCACTTCCCCGGACTTGTCAACCTCTACACCTCCAACAATCTTGTTGTCTATGGTGTCGCAGTTGTCCGGGCTGCAAAGTCTGTCTGCTTCTATCAGCTGCACACGCAGGTCATACGGCTGGTTTATTCGTGGTTTGACTGGCAATACCGCCAGACAATCCCCAGAAATAAGCCAGTTCATAAAAGCCAACTGCTGCAACTCGTAAAAGTTGTCTATCCTTGACATATCGCAATCATTGCTTTCAGCCCAGATAGACCACTCTTTTTCAATCTTTTTTTCAAGGTTCCGGCGTTCTTCTGGTGAAATTCCCAGCGTTTCTGCGTCAATGGTCGATTTCAACCGCAGCCCACGTCCAACAATGTTGGTGCGCATGGTTTTGACTGCCCCGTTTGCCAGCGGCACGCCCATGTATAAATCACGGGTACGCTGGCGCAATACAGATACATTGTCTTCTATGTCCTCACGACTGCTGCCGCCTGCATGAAGCCAGCCTGCAAGTGATTTCTTTGTGACGCTGGCGCCATAATTGCCATACCCACTGTCTAAAATCTGCATTTTCTGCCTTGCAACCGTTCTTTTCAGTGCTGCTTGTGGTGCTATGACTGCTATTGCCTTATCAATTCCCGCTGCAATTCCCACGCTTTCACCTCCTTTATTGCATGAAAAAAGCACCTTTTCACGGGTGCTTTTTGTCTTTTCTCACTTATTCACGCTACAATATTACCCCATTTTTGCGGGCAATGGGGGGAAATAAAGCCCCAAAACGGGCAATTACGGGCAATGTTTATAAATCCCGTGGTACAAATCGTTTTGCACGGTTCCTGCCGCCGTATTTTGCCGCATTTTCAAGCACATTGACTTTCCCTTGCCAATATTCAATAGACTTTCTAATTTCGGTCAGATTGGCTTTTGTCATTGTCCTGCTGCCTATTGTATAAGACTGTGCGTTTGTCACTGCCAGTTCCGCTTCCAGCCATGCGTCAAGGTGTCTTTTTGCTGTTTCCAGTGTAATTCCTGCCATTTATAAAATTCCTCCACTTCTTCTTCTGCCACGTTTAATAATTTTCTTTGCTGCTGTGGCTTCTTTCTTTTTGTCCGGTTTCTTCAATGGTACATTGATAATTTCAATGGCTGCCGTTGCGTAGTTCCGGCAGTCCAGCGCTTCATTTCGTTTGTGTTCGCCTTTGTCTTTCAGTTCCCATGCGAAATATGGTCTGCCCATCTTGTAACGCATTACCTTTTTTTCTGACGTTAAGCCCTTGAAATACTTTTCGTCATATCCTTTGCCCTCTTCTTTTGGAAAATGGCAAAAGCCGGGTCCCTCTTCCTCCAGCTTTAGTCTGTCCATAAGCAGGCTTTTTCCGGTATCAACTCCCAGTGTGAAAAGATATGCGCCCTCACGGTTGCTTTTTGACGGCTTCTGGATATACGCTGCGGCGCTATCGTTTGAACCTTTGATTGCAAATACTCTGCGATTGAACCGGGCTTTGCAGAATTTATATACTTGATTGGTTCTGTGTCCTCCACTGTCAATACAGACGCATGACAGCTTCATTTTCGTTCCGTCTGGTTTTTCAAAGGTCTGCAATAAGAATGTGTCAAGGTCTTGCCAGACTTGATTGTTGATGTCTGAATTGTCGCCGTATATTGCCGCATACCTAATGCCCCAGCTTTCATATTCTGGACCCCAGCCCACAACTTCAATTTCAAATCTGTCGTCCTGCGTATCTACGCCAGCTGTCAAGTACAGCACTTCTTCTGGCACTTCGCACTTGTATTTCTCCCGGCGTTTCATCAGTTCGTCGTCTTCTATTGTTTCCCCGTCTTCTTCCCACGTTTGCCCCATTTCGGTATTAGTCCATACTTTCATAAGTTCCACGTTGCCTTTTTTCATCTGGTCATTTGCCGTCAGAAACTTTTCAACAACTTCTTGCCATGTGGTCAATGTGGAAGCAAGCGTGTTCAAGTGGAACCCACGCACGGGGTTGTCTGGGTCTTCATGTACAAAGGTTCCGTCAATAAAGTGTTCTTTCCATTCTGCTTCACTGGATATGACGCCGCACTTGCTGCAAGCGTATCTGATTTCTGATAGGTCGTTTTTGTCGAACACAACATTTGACCAGACCAGCGGTTGCAGTTCTCCGCAGCACGGGCACGGTGCGTTCCATTCTCCCCGGCTGCTGTTTTCGTACTCCACTTCTATTCTGGAAGCCCCTTTGACTGTCGGTGTTGAAATGTCCACCTGCTTTTTATTCCAGAATGTTGTCTGACGCTTTGAAGCCAGCAAAAGTGGGTCGCCCTCTTTTCCTGCACTGGCTGGGTATGCGTCTATCTCGTCTGCAAGCAATATTCTGATTGTGTGGCTTCGCAGTCCCGTTGGGCTGTTTGCGCCTGCAATCGTTATGAAGCCGCCCGGAAATATCTTTTGCATGATTGTGTTACCGCTGTTGCGGCTCTTCTCATTGATACGGTCAGCCAGTACGGGTGTATCACGCAACATAGGTGACAGCTTTTCTTTTGAAAACTTCTCTGCCATGTCTATTGTCGGCTGTATAACCATAATCGGTGACGGGTCATAATGCACATAATATCCAATAGGGTTCAGCACCATTGCGTCTGTCTTTCCCACCTGTGCTGCTGACATAATCACGACTTTTTTTATTGTAATATCTGTTATGGCGTCCATAATCTCTTTTTGATACGGTGCCTTTGCTGTCTTCCAGCGCCCCGGCTCTGCGGAAGACCCGGCAGACAGTCTGCGGAACTTATCTGCCCACTGTGAAAGTGTCATTTCCGGCGGTGGTTGTAGCACTTTGAAAATCCGTGTGAACATATCAACTGTGTTTTTCTTCATTGTCTACACCGTACCCAAACACCGTCTGGAAGTCCGAAAGTTCTTCCAGTACTTCATCAATGGCGCTTTTCAGCAGCTTAAATATTTCTGTCTGGTCCTTTTTCTTTGATAAAATGGGGCTTAACTTTGCAGGTATAGCCATAAGCCTTGTTTTGAACCTAACAAGTGTGTCTGTCATTACCTGTTCCACGTCCTCTGTGGTGTGTACCTCATTTCTGCGCAGCTGCAATTCCAGTTCTTGTGCTTCTCTTTTTGCTCTGACCAGCTTTGCACGTTCTGCGTTATAATCTATTGCGCTTTCACTTTCCGGGTTGTTTTTGCGCAAATAATTTATGTACTGGTGGTTTACGGTCTTCAAGTCGTACAGCCCCGGTCTGATTTCCGTTATAACCTTTTCGTCACGCAGCTGGCGCACTCTGCGTTCTGAAATATCCAGCCAAGCGGCAACCGCCTTTGAAGTGTACGCTTTCAAAAACCGCACCCCCTTTCTTTTGTGTCCGAATTGGTCACATTTTTTTCTTTTTTAGCCCCTACCCCTTTATTTTTTACCGGGTCGGAAGCGGAAATGAAATTTTCAAAATTATATCTGGGCAGGTTTTGGGCGTCGCCGTACCCGCAGTGCTTCCAGACCGCCGGAAGAACCTATTAAACGTCGTCCACAACGTCTGTGATTTCGTCGTTTTCGGTGCTTCCGTCCGGGTCAATCTCAAATTCTCCCGTTAGCTTCTGTTTGTTCAATTCAAGTTGTTTTTCTGCAAGCTGCAAGCGTCTGTCCTCTAACTCATACGCCTTGATACTGTCCAGCTGCTTGATGATACGCCCATGCAGCTTGTTTAGTTCGGCTTCCACTTTCATTGCTCTTTCAAATGGGCTGGACTTAATGACGGACTTCATGGCTGTTTTATATGTTTCACTCTTGTTGCCCTCTGGGTCTGCGCACTGCTGGTGTTCCATGCCGCAGTCCTCTTCCTGCTGTCTTTCCTCCATGCTCTTTGGTACAATCATGTGTACTATTTTATCTGTGTAAAAGCCGCCTGCTTCTGGGCTTTCATACTCTTTCAATAGGCTTTCCAGATAGGCTTTGCGCAGATATAGTGCCTGCAATTCCTCCATCATTTGTGACATTGCGGACGGTGTACCCATGTTCTGTATGGCTGCTGCCTGCTCCGGGTCTATGTCTTCATATCCCGCCTGCGCAAATGCCCCATGTGTTACGGCGTTTTTATTGCCCTTTTTTGCTGGGGTTTTTCCGGCAGCATTTTTGTTGCCTTTTTGACCCCCTCTTTTTTTCGGCTTGTTTTTCAGTGCTTCGTCCCAGCTGTCTTCTGACTTCCATTTTCTAATCCGCACTTCTGGCACCCCTGCCAGTTTCGCCAGTTCCGCTGTTTCAATCTTGCCGTCTGTGTCCAGATAGCGTTGCATTGACTTATCCCGTTCTGGGTTCCGTGGTCTTCCCATCTTCTCACCTCTTTTCGTTCGTTTTCATTCTTTCCAACTCTTCCAGTTTACGGAAGTATAAAAAATTATGGGCTTTGTAAATTCAAAAAATCACCAAAGCCCACTATTGCCAACGTGCAAATATAACGGCTTAAAGCCTGCTTCACTGGCTTAAATTATACCAGTAAAACGCAGGCAATGGCGGGCAATGATTGCTTATGCAATCCTCTGAAATTGTGAAATAATCTGGTTCTTTTCAAACCTCTGTGAAAGTGTTTCAAGTGCTGTATCTCTGATATTCTTACACTGTCTTTCACTGTATGAATTGCGTACCGCTACTTGTTCCCATTTGAGGTTGTGCATGTAAAAATCAAAAATAATGCGCTTTTCTTTCAGTTTCAGCCTTGAAACTTCCTGCAAAATCTGCGCCTTTAAGGCTTGCAACTGCTGCACCTTTGCTTCATACTCTCTGATTTCGCCGCTGACATAATCTGGAATATTAAGCGCCATATTTTCTGTTTGTCGTGATATATTATTTTTTCCTTTTGGTAGACCGTCGCATTGTATAGCGCCAATGGGATTGTAGTATTGGTCCGTTAAGTCACTTATAATCTTTCTGTATATACTCACCTCCCCGTCTATGTCTTTGTAATATTCCAGCAATTCAATAACCCTGCCTTTTTCCATTGCCTGCGCCATTTGCTTTTCCTCCATTCTTTGTTTTTGCCAGCCTTTCCCGGCTTCTATCCGTCTTGCACGTCAACTGCGTTTTCTCCTGCTGCCTGCTGCCGCTTTTTCTCTTCGTACCCCATGCATTTCATGTATCTTTCCGGCTTTCCGCAACTTTCATAGTGTTTGCAGTCAACGCAAACATTTTCTTCCACTGCTGCACCTCCCATCTTCTAACACGGTCCACCCTCTGCGCCGTGGAACGCTCCTGCTGGATATTTCCACACGCCATCAATGAATATGTCGCTTTCTGTGAAAATTCCTGTTATCAGACTATGTATTGCTTCTTTGTCGCCCTTGTATAAACATGGCTTCGCTCCCTCAATGTATGTTTCAAGGTCGCATTTATTGTCCAGTGTGAAGCCCAGTGCCTTTTCATCATGTTTCATTTCTTCAAATTCTGTGGGGTATAGTTCTTTGAACCCTGCGAACAACTCCGGTGTTGAGAATATACAGCCAGCGCAGCTGCAACGGTTCCAGCCTGCCCGGTAACACGGGTGCGGGTTCACTCTGTTTCTTTTTAGCACTTCCCACACGTCTTTTTCTGAATAATCAATGACCGGGCGCCACTGGTGGACTGTTCTTTTCAGCTTCTTTTCTGCATTGGCTCTGAAATATATTTCCATTTCGTTATATTTTGAACGCCCTTTGCTTTCTCCCCGTCGTTCCCCGCTGCATATCAGCACTTTTGAATTTTCTTTGACCGTTTCAAGGTTCCGCAGGACTGTTGCTGCTACATCAATTTTCAGATACGGGCTGCACCATCTTGTCATAAGGTTTCCAGACTTTGCCGGAAACTTCATGCGGCAGCCATATTCTTTCAGCTGTTCTTCCTTGTCCTCTGCGTCGCTTTCCATAATCTTTCTGCACGCTTCCTGCTGCGGTGTTTCCTTTGCGCTCATTATTTCCCCGGTTTCCGGGTCTACCCATTCAATAGGCTTGCTGGCTCCTATTCTGTACAATTCCCCAAAGAAGCCGCCTTTTCTCCATGACAGTCGCAGTGGTATTCCCTCTGCGTTTGCAAGTGCCCGCATATAGTCTTGTGTGCAACGCCAGTCCATGTGTCTTTCTGGGTTTCCTCCGTCTATGTCATGGTGCCAGAACTCTATTTTGCTTTTAGGTACTCCCAGTTCACGCAATTTGAAGTATGTTGCTATGCTGTCTTTGCCGCCAGATATTAAAACAACAATTAAGTCGTATTCTTCCAGCGGCAGCAATTCTTCAAGGTATATATCTTTCATGTGCTGTGTTTCTGTTCTTCCCGGCACTCTGGGTTTTATATGCTTTCCGGTTCCATATATGGGCTTATCTTTCTTTCCTCTGGTCACTGGCGTGTCAATAGTGCAGTCAATGTCCTTTATGAACTCCGGTTCAAACAAATTCAGCTGCCCTTTCACGCTTCCACCTGCTTTCTATGCCAGCGTGTATGCTGTGACCCACTTCTTTGTACGTTCATCAAACTTTTTGCCGCAGGTGTTCAGCACGCCTTTTTCTTTTAACTCTGTCATTCTGGGTTGTACCGCCTGCCGTGTGGCAAGCGGTATATATTTCTTTGCTGCAAGCACTTCTGATACCTCATAAGCTGTCATTACCTTATGCGGGTACAGTGCGTCTGTTATCCAGTTGTAAAATTTCTGTTTATCAACCGTGGTTGCTTTCTGCTCCATGCTGTCTTCCTCCTTACTTTAAGGCTATAACGCAATAGCCGTCTTCAAGTGCGCTGCTGGTCGTGTCGTCGTCCATGCAGATAATTCTCATGTCTTCCGTATTCCCTGTTGCTCTGCCGTCTGCAAACTCAATCAGCTTTACTGTGTCGCCCTCTCTGTAATCATCATTTTTCAAAATCATGTATGGTCTTGTGCGGTCAACCGCAACGGCTTTCATTTTCTCCGGTGACACTCTGATTGACTTTTCTTTTCTATCATCAGACGGCAAATGCTGCATTTTCTCTTCCTGCTGCATTTCACGCAGTTTCTTTTGTGTTTCCCGGTCAATAGCTGCCTGCTCTTCGTTGTATCTCTCTTCGTCCGTCTTCTGGGCTTCTCTGCGGTTCTCATAAGCATTGCAGCTGGTCACGGTTGCCGTCTTGTCGTGGCAGTCCTCATAGTGTGTGCAGCTGTAGCAAAGTGACGTTATCTGCTCCGGCTGTGGGTCAACATATTCTGACTGCTGCCCGGTTGCGTCCTCTGTGCCCTCTGTTGCTTCTCCTGCTCCCTCTGTGTCTGCTTCTTCCTGCTGCTGGTCTGTTTCATTGTCTGTGGCACTTTCTGCCGTTCCTGCGGCTTCCTGCTTCTCTTCCATCTGGCTAATGTCCATCTGTCCCGGTATCTGCTGCGACGCTTCCCAGTTCTTCTTTAACTGCTTAATGTCTGATAATGTCAGCACTTCATTTTCTCTGAATACCTCTGCCGCCTGCTTCTGGTAATCTTCCGGCAGCCCGGACGCTTTATAAATGACAGATACAACAATTCTGTTTGCCTTAAACTCTGCCATTAACTCTGGAATGATATTGTTATAGATTGCCTTGTATCTTCCTACCTGTGCCGGGGACGTTTCTATAATTTCTGCCAGTAAATCACGGGTTCTTCCCGGAATATTCATGCTTTCTTTTAATTCCAGCACCAGTTTTTCTGTTTCTAATGCTTCTGTCATGCGTTCCCAGTCTGTCTTCTCTCTGAAACGGTTTGCCATAATCAGTGCCAGTCTGTCCAATATGGCGTTTTTCTTCGGCTTGATTAAGATTGGAACCCGTCTGAAACGCTCTTTTCCCTCGTCCACCAGCTGCATGACCGCCAGCCGTCTTCTGTGTCCTGCAATGATACGACGCTTGCCGTCTTCCTCTTCATCAGTCACAAGAAGCGGTTGCAGTACTCCCAGAAGTTCAATGGACTGTTTCAAGTCCTGCACGTCCTCCACGCTGTAAAAGTTGCCCTTTGACGGTATAAGGTCGTAAATGTCAGCGGTGCTGCTCACGCCCTCTTCGGACGTGACAACCTCTGCGCCTGCTGCCGCCTGCTGCTGTTCTGTTTTCTGCTGCTCCCCAGCTTCCTTTGACCGCTGGTTTAATAACTCTGTCAAGTTGAATTTCTTTGCTGCTCCTGCCATTGTCTTTCCCTCCTAACGTGTCCGAATTGGTCACATTCTCAACCATTCTTCCACTAACGCTTTATAGTCGGCACTTGCGCCGCAGCGTGGGGAATATAAAATGATTGGCAATCTTTCAAATGTGCTGGGTTTCATTTTTGGTGTCTTTCTGATATGCGTATTAAACACCGGATATTCAAGCGTCTTCAAGAACTCTTCACCCTGCGTGTCTGCTTCATTTGTTCTGTCGTACTGTGTCACAAAGCAACCGCAGAAGCGCAACTGTGGGTTCAAATCCTCACGGGTGTTGTCAATCTGTTCTTTCAGTTCTGCCAGCCCGTCTATTGCAAAATCATCAATGGTGATGGGCACCATCACGTCATCAGAAGCCACCAGCGCATTTATGGTTGAAATGTTAATGTCCGGGGCGTTGTCAATAATGCAGTAGTCGTATTCATTCTGTAAGCCGTCAAGAAACTTCTTGAAGCGTGTCTGCTGCGGTCTTGACTGGTCCAGCATGACTTCCAGATTGGCTGTAAGCAAATTCATGTTCGCTGTGATAATGTCCAACCCCTCAAAGTCCGTGTGCTGGATAACCTCTGCCGGGTCAATGCCCCGCTGTGTCATTACCTCTGCCGTGCCCTTATGGTCATAGCTGTGGCGGTTCAAAATCTTGCTGGCGTTTCCCTGCTTGTCATTGTCAATCAATAAGACTTTGCAGCCTTTGACTGCTGCCAGAATGTGTGCCATATTTACGCTGGAAATGGTCTTTGCCACTCCCCCTTTGAGATTAATAATTGATAATGTTTTCATGTGGTATTCCTCCTTGTATCTGGTATGAATTTATAGTTGCTTTCCCAGTAATGCGGCAGGCTGGATTTGAACCAGCGACATCATAGACACGGACTGACAACGGCTGCTGCCGTTCTATTTCACCGTGCCCGTCCCTCTACCAGCTGGGGTACTGCCGCCCGTTTCCGGGCGCTTGTCCCGGTCTTTTACGCTTCTACTGTTTCACTGCCTGCGAAAAATACTTCTCTGCTTCCCCAGTCGTGAACTTTCGCCCGCTTTTCTTCTCTGCGGCTTTCGTTGTATCTTCCGGCGTGGTGTATTGCTGCGTATGTGACAGTTTTTGCAGTTCTTTTTGTGATTTCAAATACAACTGCGCTTTCTCCGTATCTCTTGCCAACTTCAAATGTTCTCATGTTTTATACCTCCGTTTGCTTTACTTCTTTAACTGTCTTTATTATATACTTACGGAAGTATAAAGTCTATTGACATTCTGCACAATCTTACGGAAGTATATTTGTATATTTTGTATACTTCCGTAAGTATTTGTTATTATCTGCCACGGCGTTTCAGTTCGTCTGCAAATTCTCTGACCGGAACTTTCACGGTCAATGGTTCATACTTCCCGCAGCCGTCCAGTTCATACAAGAACTGTGTTTCACCTTTTTTCAGATAGTGGAGCGTCGCAATGTCTGTAACCTTATGCAGTGCAACTGCTGCCGTTGTAATTACCGTGCAGCCCTGTGGCAGATAAAGTGCTTCTTTCGTTTCTCCGTCCTTTGTTGCCTTGATTGCTACTGTGTCCCCAATTTCTAACGGACACACCGCCTTGAAAAATTCTGCTTTCATTCCTCTTTGTCCTCCTGTTCGTGCTTCTCTCTGTTCTGTCTTCTTACCTCCCAGCCAACTTCTCTTACTACTACAAAGACCAGATATAAAATACCCAGCCCCACGCAGACCGCAAAGAATGTTACCAGTGCTTTTACAACCTCAATCAGAAATGCAATCATTGTTCTTTCCCTCCCTCATTTTCTGTTTTGCCCAGCCAATAGCCCGGCTGCTTGCGTTTATCTGGTGCAGCTGGCGTATTCTGATATTATTTGTCTTTTCTTCTTCCTCTGCCTGCTGCCGTTCCAACTGTCGGCGGTATAGTAATTCTTTTCCGCTGTAATACTTCCGCTTCTTTTTCGCCATCTTTATTCCTCCATCAAAAGAACTTTCTATGGTATCTGCTGCCCTTGCTTGCCTGTTTGCGTCGCTGGCGCTGTTTTCTTCTCTTCTGGTACTGGGCGTCTTCCGCTGCTGCCACCTGTCTTTTGACTGCTTCATGGTCTATGTTGTCCACCTCTTCTTGCAGGACTTCCAACACTTCAACTTCACCGTCCTTGAAAGTGTATGTCATGCCGGGGTCGTATTCCTCGTTTTTCCAGTCGTTCTGGAATTTCTCAAAATCTTCTTTGTACCTGCTTGCTGCGTATGGGTGGTACTGTTCCGCTTCGTACAGTGCCAGCATAACTGTTTCGTCGTCCTTTGCGTCCCAGTTGTAAAGGTGCCAGCTTTCGTGGTTGTCCCAGTTCCACTTTGACAGATACAACACAAGCCCGTCAAAATAGTTGCCCTCACGCACCATTGCTTTCATTTGCTTGCAGGTGAAGCCCTGCCCCTTTAATTCCTGTTTTATCTTGTCATAGTCCCTGCCGCCCGTATGTAATCTTGCTTTTGCCACTAACGGCAAATATTGTGGCTGTTTATCCTCTTTTCTTGCCATTGCTTTTCCTTTCCAGTCTGGCTGCTATCCGCAGTATGCTTTCCATTGACTTTCTAATGTTTGTGTCTGTGCCCTCTGTGATTTTCAGCACGTCTGCTATGTCCCGCAGTTCTTGTGCTGTTTCTTCTAAATCGTCCGGCGGTTCAATGTTGTATTTTTTACGGCAGGCGGTGCAGACCTGTGAACCCTCCGGGATAATCTCGCCACACACTAAGCAGCGGTCAGCGTCAATCATTCTTCCCAGCTTTCGTATTTCTTCACACGCCTTGTCAAGTTCTGCACCTGCTCAACAAGGTTTGCAACCTCACGTGGTGACAATCCGGTTTGTTCATAGTCATACAGCTTCTTTGCAGCTTGATTGACTGTGACGTGCGGTTTTAATATGGCTTTCTGCCCGTTCTGGCTGTATTCTGTCAGTGTCGTTCTCTTCTGCCGCTTCTGCGGCTTCTGTGGCTGTCTGAACGCCCCTGCACGCTTCATGGTGCTGTAATATGGCACTGTCTGTTTCAATGTGTGGTCCATTGCTCCCATTTACTCTTCCACCTTTCTTCCTGTCTGCTCCATAACTCCCAGATACCCCGCTATTGTGTCCATTGCTTCTTCTGCCGTCCAGCAAACCGCCGTTTCATATCCCTGCTGCCGCAGCTGTTCCAGCCACCAGTCCTGCTTGTCTGTTGTTTTGTTCTTTCCCCACTTCATTTCAACATAAAGCCCGTGTTTTCCGTTTCTGGCTACTGGCAAGCATAAATCCGGCACGCCTGCTTTTACTCCCTGCCGTTTAAGGTTCGCCGCTTCAAGCTGGTTCCTGCTGCCGCCGTTTGGTATGTGGTGTAGCAATTCCAATTCCGGGAGGTCCTTTGCGTAGAACGTCGCCCAGTTTATAACTCTTTCCTGCTCTGTGGCTTCACTGCGCTTTCTGTAATATGTTCTACTCATTGGCGTTTGTCCTTTCGTCAAGGTGTGTTGCCATCATGTCTGCAATGTGAAGCATGGCTGCAAGCCTGCTGCCTGCAAAAGCATTGTTCATATCATAGCTGCCGCACTTTACTGAATAATCAAAAGCGCCCATATGCCATCTGATAGCCAGCATTTCTTCTTCCGTAAGCTGCATATATCGCATAATCTGGATAATTGACTTTTCACCGTGTCCCAGTGGCAGGCTGTTTGTATATCCGTATACCTCAACTTCTTTCCAACTTCCGTCTTTCTGCTTCTGACTCTTCTTTTCCACCTTGTAGGCGTCCACCTTGCAAACGTCATGCAGAAGCGCCGCAACTGCGATTGTGTCCACGGTGTATTCCGGGTACGTTCTGCCCTGCCTTTTGTCCTCTGCGTCTGCCAGCTGAACCAATCTGCGGTATACATAGTTTGTATGCTCTACCAGCCCCCCTGCGTAGGCTCCGTGATACTTTGTGCTTGCCGGGGCTGTGAAAAATCCCGCTTCTTCCAGCCATGCAAGCAGCTTATCTGCTCCCGGTCTGCTTATGTATGAAAAGTAACTCTTGAACTTCTCAACCTCTGCCATTCTCTGCTCTTCATTCATTGTCTTGTCCTCCTGTGGTTTCTTCCCGGCTGTCCACCAGATATATTTTGCCGTCCTGCTCATACAGCATGACTTTTCCTTTCAGTGCCGCCAGTGTCATTTCTGCTTTCATTCCATCTGATACGCCGTACTTGTCGCCAATCAGAATGTATTTGCAGTTTTCAAGTATCTTCATTCCCGCTGCCATGCCCCGGTTTCTTTCTTCCGGGTTCTGGTCGTCTGTAATTTCCGTCAAGTATAAATGCACCGTGACCGGGACAAAGCCATTGTCTATGGCTGCCCTTGTCAGCTTGCGTGCATATTCCTTGTTGCGCTTCGTGTCGCCCCGGTACGGGCTGCACACATACAACAAATCATTCACCCGCCGTCACCTCCTAATCTTCCAGCGTCAGTTCTTCACCTGCTGCCGCTGGTTCTTCTTCTCGCTTCCATTCGTCCAAATCCAGCAGCGTTCCGCATTTACTGCAATAATTGAAATCACGGGACACATGGAAGTAATAGCCGTCTTCCCGGTCTTTTCGCAAATCCTTGTCATACGCTGAAAACAAATGCTTTCCGCATACTGGGCAATAGTAACTGTTCAAATATCCCAGCTGCCCCGGCAATGTTGGGTATTCGCTCTTCTGTGCTTTCGGCTTTCTGGGTTTCCTTGTTGCCATGCGCTACACCTCCACTGCTGCTTTTTCAAGCTGCCTTTGCAGGTCTTCGAACTGCTGCTGCAAGTCTTTTGTATTTTTATATGTGCTGCACGTTTCGCATTCCGGTTCTTGCAAAAGAACTTGTCTGCACATTTCACACGTTTTTTGTTCTTCATTTAGGCTGTATACAATCAGCGCCATTCTGAAACTGATACCCCAGAATTTTTTCAAGTCAATTCCGCTTATGTCCACCGGAACTGCTGCCCGGTTCACTTCTTCGTCTGTAATGCCATAGCGCCTTTTTAATGCTTCATACATCTGCTGCGCTGTCTGCTGTTCTCCACCTATGCCACGTTCTGCCAGTGCTTTGATTTTCACCAGCTTTGCAATTATTTTCTGTCTATCTTCCATCAGTCTTCTTCCTCCGGTTCTCCTATCAGTGCCCGTGGCGGCTGGTTTCCGTCCATGAAGCCCGCAAAGAAAGCAGCCTTTTTCAACATTCTGTTTTCTTCGTCTGTTCTTTCCCGTTCTTCGCCCTTATGTTCTTGATAGCAACGGGCGTTTTCGTCCGGGAATAGGTTGTTTTTGAACTTAAAACCTGCCATGAACGCTTCCATTTCCCGTTTTAGTTCCTCTTTGTAGAAATTGAAATACAGTGTGATTTCTGCTGCTTCAACCTCTGTGCAATCGCAGCCACGCTTTTTTCTGCGGCTATAACTTCCGGTGTATCTGCGATAACTGGCGCTTCCTGTTACCATGTAGAAAATCTGCGTCAGCAGGTCTTCTTCTAAGTCGTTCTTGTAGCTGAACCAGTGCAGCGTCACTTCGTCCAGCGTTATTTCTTCGTCCTCAATTTCGTATCTGGCTTTTAATTCCTCATACATACGCATTGCGGTTTCTTTCTCTCCACCTACGCCACGTTCTGCAAGGGCTTTTATCTTTGCCAGTTTTTCTTTGATTTTGTCATGTTGTATCTGGTCCATGTTCTCACCTCATATACTGCCACGACTGCGGCGCTCTTTTAATTCCCAGTTCTTCCAGCGTCACTGCCCGTGGGTACTCTTTCACGTCTGCGACTTCCCAGCCGTAAACCTTGTTGCGGCTCCCTGCTGCATAATTGTGAATATCATGTGCAGGAACCTTGCTTTTCTTCTCTGCTTCTTCAAAGTTCTTGATTTCCAAAACCTCCGGGCAAATAAATTCACCCAGCACCCCGGCACCGCCTGTCACGTATACCAGCACCCGGAACGGTGCTTTGCATTGCGGTTTTGTCTTCCGCAGTTCCAGAACCTTTTCACCTGCTGCCATTTTCTGCCACCATTTCTGGTGCAGTGATAATATGACCACTTGCATTTCTTCCAGTTCCGGTGGTTCCCATTGCTGCTTCATGCTCTTTTCCTCCTAAATCTTCAATACCTGCCCCGGATATATCAAATCTGGGTTCTTAATGCCGTTTCTGTGTGCCAGTGCGTAGCAGGCGGCGCCGTTTCCGTAGAACCTCTGCGCAATTCTCCAAAGACTGTCACCCTTTTGCACTGTATATTCTTTCTGGTCTGTTAAGTTTTTCCCTACAACCTCCGGTGGTTCCTCTGGCTTGTAGTAGAACGCTTCTGCGACTGACCCGCAATACTGGCACCGTTCGCCCAGTTTTACTTCTGCCCCGCAAAATTTACACTTCATGTTCTGACCCTCACTGTTCAAATTCGCTTTTCAGTTCAATTCTGATATACAGAATGTGTTGCAGGTCTTCCACCCGGTATTTGCTGAACTGCTCAACTGGTATCTGTTCCGGCAGTCTGTCTGTCTTTTCCCAGTCCCACATCTGTTCTGTTGCTCTGTATGTTTCCATGCCCAGCCCCATTTTCTTTATGCGTCGCTGTGGGTTCACTGTTCCATGCACTGCGTTTGCTGCATATCCACGGTAAACAACCTGTCTGGCTGCGTTGTATATCACCAGTCTGTCACTGGGCGTCAGCTTGTCCAGAATGTCGCCCAGTCTGATTTCATTTTCCATTACCATTCGCCCCTCATTCTTCTTTCAATTCTTTCTTTCGCCTGCTGCACTTCTCTTGAATACTCTGTGTCTGTCAGTCCTTTGTTCCATACGTGCTGATATGCACCCGTCACGCCGTAGTTGTAAGCCGTCAACACTTCTGCTTCCGTGTCGAACCTCTCTTGCAATTCTGCCAGATAATCTACACCAACCATGATGTTAAAATAAGGGTTTTCCACATTGTCCACATTCAGTCTGTGCATACGTTCTTCATGCCATTTTGCCAATACCTGCATATATCCGGTTGAACCCTCACTGCTGGTTGCGTCCCATCTGTACCCGCTTTCTGTTTCAATGATTGCCAGTACCAGTGCATAGTCAACGCCGTTCTGCTTGCAAATTATGTATGTGAATTGCTGCATACATTCCGGGAAGTACCCGCCGTGGTCTGCGTAGTCCTCCGGCACTTCATATCTTGTCCAGCCCTCTAATTCCTCACCGGACCAGTCAAGGGACATAAGGTTGAACGGGTATGGTTCCTGCTGCACTGCTTCCGTGGTCGGCTGTGTCGGTTCCGGCTCTTTGGTATCTTCCGGCAGACTGTTTGCAGCTGGCTTTACTGCTGCCCCTACTGTAAACACAATCACAACCACTGCCAGCAGTCCTGCTGCAATGTAATTGCCGTATGCCTTAATTGCCCTTTTTATCCTCTTTCGCCTTAATATGCGGCGTATCTGCGGTGTTCTTCCTCTCACTCTTCTTTCCTCCTGTTCTGCCCTTTGGCTTTTCCTTTTTCCACATCTTCAAGTAAATATGCCACCCGGTCTGCTCATAGTAGACGGGTTCGCAAGATACGATATTGTAATTACTGTATATCTTCTTGAACTCTTCCAGCCCGCCGTCTGGTGACTTTGCCAGCTGTTCCACTTTGCGTTTGCTGTACTTAAAATCATTGCACTTTTCTTCCGGTGCCGTCAGATTTCGGCTGTACTTCCAGTGGTTCTGGTCACGCTGCTGTTTCTCCCCTCCGTCCTCTCTGGTTACTTCCGGGCGGTCAAGGTTCCTGCTGCTGGAATAGCGTTTCTTGCCTTGCGGGTCCTTGACAATATATTTGCAAAGACCCTCTATGCCGTTTTCATTCATTTGCAGGCGGTCTGCATTTACCCAGCCCAGCTGCTTTATACTTGCTCTGTATTCCGGGTCACTGGTCTTCTTCCAGTTGATACGGTCTTTTGTCCACATCATTTCCACGTCGTCACGGTCAAGTCCACCATTCATAATGATATGGTGGTGTATACGCTTAATGCTTTGACCGTCCTTTGTGTACTTGTATTCTGTTACCAGTATGTATTTAAGTGGTTCAAGTCCCAGTTTGTTTCTGCGGTACGCTATGCGGCGCAGGTAATTTGTCACTATCTTTTCTGCTTCTTCTACTGTGCCCGGCAGGTTCTCTTCACTGTATGTGCAGGACGTGTGCAGGTCCCCTATGCTGAAATTGCCATTGCCTAACTGTACCAGATAGCGTTTGGCGTTCTTGTCGTTAAGGTCTTTTTGCTTTGGGGCGTTGCTCTTTCTCTTTCTGCCCCTCTTCCCTCTGGTTGCCTGCTCTGCTGCTTCTGTTCGTGGTATTATGTCCACTTCTCTATAATTGGCACAGTCTGTCTTCTTCTCTCTGATAAACACCACTGCACTTCCTTTTCTGTCTGATACCTTTTTAGCGTATAAGGGTATACCAGAAGTGGTGGTGCCTATCCCCCATCAATCCTGCTTATTATCTCCATACCAGCATATATATAAATTTATATATTTCGTAGGAATGTTAATACCCCATACAAGCCCGTTTAGCAGGGGTAAAACCCGCTATTTTCAAGGACTTTTCAGCCCTAAAATGTTTGACTTGTAACCGCCAATATGGTATAATAAACATGTATTGAATTATTAACATATTGACTTTTGAAAAGCCTTTGATTTTGTGTTTCCGGCACAGCTTCAAAGGCTTTTTGCTTGCCATTTTTACAATGCTCTGTACAACTCTTTGCGGCTCTCACCGCACCAGATTTTCTTCCCATCTTCCGTCTGTACGGTCACTATTCCGTCCCTAAATCTGTACCCGGCAATTATCTTGCCCCGGTGCCATTTACCGTCAAAATAGATTTCCGCTGGTTGTCCCTCGACGTATGGGAAATTATCTGCGCTCATTCGTCCTGCGCTCCTGCGTGTGCTTTCGCACCCGCTTTCAGTAAATCAGTTACCAGTTCCCAGCTTTCCAAGAACAAAGCGGAACGGAACGAAACACCGTCGTAGACGCTAGAACGGGCGCCGTTCAAGTTCAGCGCACCTGCGCCACC